ACCAAGCTGCGTATGCTGGTTCAAGAGACTGGTATCACACTGTTTATGGTGAGTCACCTGAAGCGCCCAGACGGCAAAGGCCACGAGGAAGGCGCTGCTAGTAGCCTGTCACAGCTCAGGGGCTCTGCCTCCATTGCACAGCTCTCAGACATGGTGATAGGACTAGAGAGGAATGGTCAGGCTGAAGACCCTATAGAGAGGAACACTACCAACGTCAGAGTGCTGAAGAACCGCTTCTGCGGCACTACAGGGCCAGCTGGCGGGTTGCTGTTTGACCAGAAAACTGGTAGGATGCATGAGGTTAAGGAGGAGGGGCTGTAATGAGATGTGTAGCGTGTAACAAGAATTTATCGGACTTTGAGTCTACAAGGAAATCTGCTGAGAGTGGTGAGTATTTAGATATGTGCAATGATTGCTTCTTTTACACTGAAGACGACATTGCTACCGTTGACAGAGATGACCTACGTAGTGAAGCTGACACCATGATGGAGAGTCAAGAATATGAGCAAGATTGGAACTTGGGTAATGACAGCTCAGGAGAGTAAGGCTGAGCTGAACAGACTAAACCCTTTTGATAAACACAGCAACAAAACTAACGCAGCGAGGCAGTATTATGTTGATTACGCTGGACATAGAAACCAACACCAAGCACGACACTATCTGGGTAGCAGTAACTCAGGACGTTGAGACTGGTGAGATGCTAGAGCACTACTCTGCTGAGACTCTGGAGCCTCTGCTTCGTGACTCAGAAGGCGTTATTGGTCACAACATCATAGGCTTCGATGCTCCAGTGCTAGAGAAGCAGTGGTCACTACAGATACCAAAAGAGAAGCTAAAGGATACTCTAGTGCTCAGTAGGCTCTGGAACCCGTCTCTTGAGGGTGGACATAGCCTGGACTCTTGGGGTAAACGCTTTGGCGATCACAAGATAGACTTTCACGACTATGACGGTGGACTGTCTGATGAGATGGTGGAGTATTGCAGGCAGGACGTAGCACTCACCACAAGGCTGTACAAGCACTTAACAGACACACTGAAACGAGAGGAGTTTAAACAGCAGTGCGTAGATTTAGAAGAGAAGGTGTACATCATTACGGCTCAGCAGGAGCGAAACGGCTTCATGCTAGACGTAGAAGCAGCTACTTCGCTGTGGCAAGACATAACTCACAAGATGAGGCAGATCACAGCGGAGCTACAGAAAGTATTCCCACCGATAGTGGAGGAACGCTGGAGCGAGAAGACAGGGAAGCGCCTGAAGGACAAGGTGACTGAGTTTAACGTAGGCTCTCGTAAGCAGATTGCAGAGAGGTTAGAGAGTGTAGGTGTTAAGTTTAAACTACAGACTGAGAAGGGCGCTATCATTGTTAACGAGAAGGTGTTGGAAGGCATCGACATCCCTGAAGCTAAGATGATATACGACTACCTGTTATTGCAGAAGAGAGCAGCACAGATAGACTCTTGGTTAACTCACGAGAAGGACGGTAGGGTACACGGCAGGGTGATTACCAATGGCGCTGTAACAGGCCGTATGACACACCACAGCCCTAACTTGGCTCAAGTGCCTTCTGTGTCTGCACCGTATGGTAGAGAGTGTAGATCATTCTGGACTGTACCTGAGCACCACAAGCTAGTAGGCTGTGATGCCAGCGGCTTAGAGCTACGTATGCTTGCACACTACATGCGTGATGAGAACTACACCAACGAGATACTTAGCGGTGACATCCACACAGCTAACATGAAGGCAGCAGGACTCACTGACCGCAACCAAGCCAAAACTTTCATCTACGCCTTCCTGTACGGTGCTGGCCCAGCTAAGATAGGTCAGATAGTAGGCGGTGGCTACAAAGAAGGACAGAAGCTCACAGATTCCTTCCTACGCAACACACCAGCACTGGCTAGGCTACGAGAGCGTGTGTCTAAGTTCTCAGCAGGCGGTACACTACCAGGACTGGACGGTAGACGCTTGCGGGTCAGGTCAGAGCATGCAGCACTTAACACGCTGCTACAAGGTGCAGGCGCTGTAGTAATGAAGCAGGCACTGGTGTTGATGGCAGAGTCACTAGACACGTACGCTATTCCGTACAAGCTGGTGGCTAATGTACATGACGAGTTTCAGATAGAAGTACCAGAGAATTTTGCTGATGTAGTAGGCAAAGCAGCAGTAAGAGCCATCAAGAATGCAGGAGAAGTGTTAGACCTGCGCTGCCCTCTTGATGCTGAATACAACGTAGGAAACAATTGGGCAGAAACCCATTAACTAGAGGTAATTATTATGCGTACAACTTTACAAACTTTAATGAAAGAAGAAGAAATCAACCAAACGGAACTATCACGTAGGACTGGCGTACCACAGCCTACTATATCCCGTATTTTAGATGCTCTGCACGAGTCTCCTAACTTCCACAGCATGTTAAAGTTAGCTAAGTATTTCAAGGTTCCTGTAGAAACTCTTTACGAAGTAGAGCCTGAGTTTACGAGAGAAACTCAACTGGACTTGTTTGAAGACTATACTACAGGATCAGAGACTATCACTGTAGATGGTTCTAAAACCATAACAATAGAAATCAAAGTACATTGACACAGACATGTCAAATATGGTATAATATACGTAGATCAGTTGTGATCTAAAACAACCAAAGAGGTAATAAAGATGAGTGAAGCAAAACCAGTAACAGTAAACGCAGAGATGATGTGGTCTAGCCTACAAGAGGTCAACCGCATGTCAGGTAAGTACCAAGTAGACCTAGCACAGCTCTCCTCAGCAGCAGTAGAAGCTCTGGAGATGATGGGCTTGAGTGTACGCAACAAGGAAGGTCAAGGTGACTTTGTAACTGTGAAGTCTAACCACCCTATCCGTGTGTACGACACTGACGGTAAAGAGATCACAGGCATCTTGATAGGTAATGGCTCTAAAGCTAAGGCTGTATTGTCCTACTACGACTGGAAGTCTCCAGCAGGTCAGGCAGGCCGTAGCCCTAAGATGTACAAGCTAGTAGTCACTGACCTGATACCCTACGGCGGCAAGGAAGAGTTTGTCGAAGTAGATATGGAAGAAGCTCTGTGATATTAATTGATGCAGACATTCTAGTCTATCGCGTAGGCTGGTCATGTAACGAAGAATCTGAGAAGACGGCCATCAGCACCATCGATGGCTTTGTCTCAGACTTGTTGCTACAGCTCAACGTAGATCAAGAAACAGACTACTATGTTCTGTATCTCACTGGCAAAGGAAACTTCCGCAAGGAATATGCCGTTACTGCTGAGTACAAAGGAAACCGTAAAGATAAGGCTAAGCCCGTGCATATTCAGGCACTACGCCAACACCTTATCGACAAGTGGGCTGCTGTGGTTACTGAAGGAGAAGAGGCAGACGATGCCATAGCTATAGCAGCTACTACACACGGTGACAAGGCTATCATGGTCTCTCTTGACAAGGACTTTGACCAGATTCCAGGATGGCACTACAACTTTGTAAAGAATAGCAAGTACTACGTAAAGCCAGAGGACGGCTTACGCTTTTTCTACCGCCAGATACTGATGGGTGACAGGATTGACAACATCATAGGCATCAGAGGTATTGGTGAGAAGAAGTCAGAGAAGATTCTGAAGGACTGTGTTACTGAGCAGGAACTTTACGACAAGTGCGTAGAGATGTACGAGGGAGACGAAGACAGAGTGATAGAGAATGGTAGGATGCTCTGGCTACGCAGGTACGAAGGTGAGGTATGGAGTTTCAATGAAACCAAGGAATAACGGAAGATGGACAGAAGCTCGTTTCCGTTCCTTTATCGTCTCTGCACTCAGACAAGCTCACGCTAAGTGGGGTGTAAAGCACGATGTCAAGTCAGCGGCTAGGGTAGCTAGAGGGATGTACAAGTGTGCCAAGTGTGGCAAAGGCTCTCCAGCTACTCTACCACCGCTAGAAGGAAAGAAACGCAGACGCAACAACGCAGCAGTAGACCACATAGACCCAGTAGTAGACCCAGCAGTAGGCTTCGTAGATTGGAACACCTACATAGACAGAATGTTCATAGAAGCTGAAGGGTATCAAGTACTGTGTCACAAGTGTCACACTGCAAAGACTAACGCAGAGCGTAAGAGGCGAAAGAAATGAGAGAGTTAACTGTAGACTTATTAAATCATTTGTTTGAGTACGACAAAGAAACTGGTAATTTGATCTGGAAAATTCAAAATCAAGGAGCAAGAAAAGGAAATATTGCAGGTACTTTGCGTCCTGACGGTTACTATCAAATAGCAATAGATAAAAAGCTGTATTTAACACATCGTTTAGTTTTTCTAATGCATAAAGGCTATTTACCAGCAATATTAGACCATATCAATAACGATGCTAGTGACAATAGAATAGAAAATCTGAGAGCCGCTTCTCGAAGCCAAAACGGATATAACAGTAAATTACCCAGTAATAACAAAAGCGGTTATAAAGGAGTATTTTGGTTAAAAAAAAATAAAAAATGGAGAGCAGCTATAACATTTAACAAACAAACTATACATTTAGGTTGTTTCGATAACGTAGAAGAGGCTGCTGAAGTAGTACGAAAAGCCAGAGAAGAATTACACGGTGACTTTGCACATCACGGAGAGCAAAAATGACTAAACATCTAGTAATACCCGACACACAAGTAAAACCTGGACACAGCACTGCTCATCTCAAATGGGCTGGAGAATACGCAGCAGAGAAGAAGCCTGATGTCATCATCCACATAGGCGACCACTGGGACATGGCTAGTCTCAGCAGCTATGACGTAGGTAAGAAGTCCTTTGAAGGTAGACGCTACATCAACGACATCAACGCAGGCATTAACGCTATGCGTGTATTCCTAGAGCCTATACAGCGTGAACAGGAAAGACTGAAGCGTAACAAGTGGAAGCAATGGAACCCTCGCCTAGTGTTCACTCTTGGCAATCACGAGCACCGCATCGAGAGAGCTATCGAGTCAGACCCTAAGCTAGACGGACTAATGAAGTACGAAGACTTTATGTTAGAGGAGATGGGCTTTGAAGTTGTACCGTTTTTGGAACCTATTGTCATTGACGACATCGCCTACTGCCATTACTTTACTTCAGGTGTTATGGGCAGGCCAGTTAGCTCTGCTAAGCTGATGCTGGCTAAGAAGTATATGAGCTGTGTGATGGGCCATGTACAAGATAGAGACATAGCCTATGCTCGTAAGGCAGACGGCACAAACCTACTAGGACTGTTCTCAGGTATATTCTACCAGCATGATGAGGACTACTTAACTCCCCAGACTAACGGAAGCTGGGCTGGTATATGGATGTTGAACGAGGTAGCCAATGGCGGTTGTGATGAACTACCAGTCAGTATAAACTATCTAAGACAGAAGTACGGAGAAGAGGATGGCTCTAACCTATTACGATTTACTGGATAAGCTAAAGCTGCTGGACGAACTAACACTCATAGAGATATTAGACATAAGCTCAGAAGAGTTAGTAGATGCCTTCAGCGAGAAAGCTAACGATAAACTAGAACAACTGCAAGAGGATTTTAGACATGAGGCTCAATGACGCAACACCAGCACAGTGGGATGCCTTGAGAAAGAAAGCACCCGCTATTGAGAAGACAGGACTAGAGGCATGGATGCAGGCAGCTCACGAAGAAGCTGAAGAGATTATGGACAATGTTAACAGACCCACCCACTACAACACTGGCAACATAGAGTGTATTGAAGCTATTGAAGAGTCTATGTCTTCAGTGGCATTCAAAGGCTACCTCAAGGGCAACTGCATGAAGTATTTGTGGCGCTATGACTACAAAGGTAAGCAGGTAGAAGACCTACAGAAAGCTGGTTGGTACTTACAGAAGCTAACAGCAATGGTAACAGAGGAGAACACATAATGGATCAGTACCAACAGTTTATACACAAGAGCCGCTACGCACGTTGGCTACCTGAACAGAAGCGCAGAGAGACCTGGGCAGAGACAGTCAACCGCTATGTCGCCTTCTGGGTTGACAGAGGTCAGTTAGATCAGAAGACTAGTGCTAAGATGTTTGACGCTATACACAACATGGAAGTCATGCCCAGCATGCGCTGTATGATGACAGCAGGAGATGCACTGGCAAAGGATAACGTAGCTGGATTTAATTGTAGTTACTTAGCCATTGACTCACCACGTAGCTTTGACGAGCTAATGTACGTGCTGATGTGTGGCACAGGCGTAGGCTTCAGCGTAGAGCGCAACTTCATTACCAAGCTACCAGAGGTTGCAGAGACCTTCCACAAGACTGACAGTGTTATTGTTGTTAGTGACAGCAAGATAGGCTGGGCCTCTGCATTCCGTGAGCTGATAGCTATGCTGTATGCTGGTAAGATACCTACGTGGGACATAAGCCGCATACGACCAGCAGGAGCTAGACTCAAGACCTTTGGCGGTAGAGCTTCAGGGCCTGAGCCTTTGATTGATCTGTTCAACTTCTGTGTAGAGATATTCCAGAAGGCAGCAGGACGCAAGCTAACGAGCATTGAGTGCCACGATGTAGTGTGTAAGATAGCGGACATTGTAGTGGTAGGTGGTGTGCGTAGATCAGCTCTAATCAGCCTCTCTAACCTGTCTGATCCACGTATGGCGAAGGCTAAGTCAGGTGACTGGTGGAGACATGAAGGCCACCGTAGGCTTGCTAACAACAGCGTAGCGTACACTGAGAAGCCAGACTTTGAATCCTTCTTAGGCGAGATGCAGAACATGTACGAGAGTAAGGCGGGTGAGCGTGGTATCTTCAGTCGTGTAGCAGCTCAGAAGATTGCAGCACGTAACGGTAGACGTGACCCTGACCAGGACTTTGGTACTAACCCATGCTCAGAGATTATCCTGCGCAGTAACCAGTTCTGTAACCTGTCAGAGATTGTTGTACGTCCTGAAGATGATCTAAAGACATTGAAGAAGAAGGCAGAGATGGCTGCTATCATTGGTACACTACAGGCTACCTTGACAGACTTCAGATACCTGCGTAACTGCTGGAAGAAGAACACTGAAGAGGAAGCACTACTGGGTGTCAGCATGACAGGCATCATGGATCACTACCTGTTGAGCAAGGGCTGCTCTAAAGACTTGTCTAAGTGGCTGGAGGAAGTACGAGATGTTGCTGTGGATACAAATAAGAAGTGGGCTGAGAAACTTGGTATTAATCAGTCTGCGGCTATTACGTGTGTTAAGCCTAGCGGTACTGTATCTCAACTTGTTGATTCTGCTTCTGGTATCCATCCTCGCTTCTCTAAGCATTACATTCGCAGAGTACGTAGCGACCACAAAGACCCGCTTGCAGTCTTCATGGCACAGTCAGGATTCCCTGTAGAGCAGGATGTGATGTCACCTACGTCTTCAGTCTTCAGCTTCCCTGTGAAGGCTCCAGAGTCCTCTGTGACCGTCAAGCAGGTAGGAGCTATGCAGCAGCTAGAACTTTGGAAAGCATATCAGAACCACTGGTGCGAACATAAACCAAGCATCACTGTTTATTACACTGATAACGAGTTCTTGCAAGTAGCACAGTGGATATGGGAGAACTTTGATCTGTGTAGTGGGATTAGTTTGTTGCCATATAGTGACCATGTATATCAACAAGCTCCTTATGAGGACATCGACGCTGAGAAGTATGATGAGCTAGTAGCGTCTATGCCAGTGGGTGTGGATTGGAATGACCTAGAGAAGTACGAGGAAGAGGATAACACGACAGGAAGTCAAGAGTTAGCGTGTGTAGGTGGTGCATGTGAGATAGTGTAGACTCTGTAGGTACTAAAAAGCCCTATGTAATAAACTACATAGGGCTTTTTTGTTTACTCTTCTTCTTGTCTTTCCACTTCTCTTGATATATCGTCTTGGATAGCTATTAACTTAGCTAAAGCAACACCGTAAGCTCCTTTCTTTGATTGCGAAGTTTTATTCACGTTTGTCAAAGCTGTTATATATTTAGGGTGGGTCATGGCTCTTGCTAATAATTTAGGAGCTAAGATAAAAGACGTAACAGCTCCTGGCAGAGAATCTGTAGTAGAATAAGCCGCGCTTCCTGCACCGCCTGCTAACAAGACCCCAGCTAGTCTGTTATTAAAGTTTCCTCTCGTAGCTTGCTTCTCTAAAATCTCTTCAACTAGGTTAAGACCTTTATCTAGTCTTTTGTAACCTTCATTTCCAAGAGTAGCTACAAGTCTTGATTTAAGCTCTCTATCTACATTTCTTCGGCTTATAGCGGATTTATTTAATTGCTGTATGTTCTGAGGAAGCAATACCTCTAAAACACCGCCTTGAACTTTAGGCCACAACTCTACCGCCCCTTCTCCTTGTCTTGTTTTAGACAGACTTAGTGCTTTTTTCATCCGTATTATTTCTTCTGGAGCTGCTTGAGCAACCATTCTACCAACTTCAGAAGGATTCTCCGCTTCTACAACAGACTGTACAAACTTGTTATTAAACCTGTTTGCTCCCATCTTACTAAACGTTCTGGCTCTCTTATAGGCTTTCTCTATATTTCCAGGATATTTAGCAGCAGCGTCATCAAAAGATTTCTGAACTTGTCCTATTATCTCAGGCAGCCTTACTTTAATAGGGCCAGAGAATGTCTTATCTCTCTGTAGTCTTTTAAGTTCTGATAACAGCTCGTGAGTGTCCCTAAAAGATAGTTCTTTTGCTCCTGCTCCTACATCACTGAGTAGCTTAACTCCCTGTCCTGTAGGGTCTACAGTACCTCTAGTTTTCATTTCTTTGACAAGTGTCTGCATGTCTTCTCTTACACCGCCTAAAGAAACAGGACGCTTAAACTTAGCTACCTTTTCTACTGGCTGTCCAGCCCGCATAGCAATTAAATCTGCACCAGTTAAAACATCCTCAAAACCTTCAGGAATCTTGTCTGTTGGGACTGCTTTAGCTGATCTCTCTTTAGCGACAAACTGCACTGCTTTATCAAGCTCGTCAAACATTACCCCTGCCGCTTCTCCATGCAGTTTTTTACCGTCTTTAAGAGCGTGTCTAATTAACCTAGCCATCCCTGCGTTTTCTAAAGATGCTCTGGAGGCTCCTGCCATGTCAGCAATAATATCGTCATAGTATTTAACAACGATGTCTGCCTGATCTGAGGCAAGTCTATCAAACGGCCCTGCGGATAATCTCGATCCTCGTAAAAGCTCACCTAGAAAAGAAACTACTCCATTGTCTACCATCTGGTCTAAAGCAAGAGTAGAGCCTTCTTTCTCTAGTATTTTCTGTAGCTCCTCAGAACCTTCTTTTGGTTTGAACTTTATAAGACTGAAAAGTTTAGAGCCTCCTTTTACTAGACTGTTACCAGCTACGTCCCACATAGCCTCTTCACCGCCTGCCCGTAAAGCATCTGTTAAAGAAGCGTTAAGCTCTGCGTCATTGGCTGCGTTTCTTACCCGCCTCTCTCCCTCATAACCAACGACACCGCCTGCTGCGGCTTTTAAAGCAGACTGAGTAAGACCGCCAAGAGCGCCTCCCGCCTTTCTAAATGCCTCTATTCCCTGAGGGGTTCTAGTAAGAAGACCACCTGCTATAGCACCGCCTGTCTGTCCTATTTTAACGCCTGTCTGAGTTCCTCCTAGGAGAGGCGCAATAGCTCCTGCCACTCCTTGACCTATCTTTGACATTTCTTCAGATACTGGAAGTGCTTTAGGGGACGTTCTTCCTAATGCTTTATCTACAGCCTCTGATTGAGATAGAGCATCAGGCTGTGCTAGTAAGTTCTCTATTAAAGCCAAATCTTCTTGACTGTACATAGACTGTAAAGTTTCCGCATCAAAGTCAGCTAACGCCTTTTTTAATTCTTGTGACATTTAGTCTCTCCTTTCTGACTTTATTGCTTCAAGTATACGATCAACTACTGCTTTGTTTTCTTGTTGTGAAACAGTTAAGTTTGAAACGTCTTCTTTATACGTAGGGGTTGCGGTAGCGTTTTCATCAAAATAAGATTTAATATCTAAACCGTTTTGCTTTAATAGCGTAAAATTCATTTCTTGGCTGTCACGCTCTCTTTGAATAATCTGTGCGATTTTTGCTTTAGCAACAGCAGGTGACGTTTCTCCACTAAGTATTCCTTTACGGAGTTCTTTAAGTTCTGAAATAGCAGCAGCTGCGCCTGTAATATCGTGACGTTTTTGATTGAAGTAGTTTTCTAAATCACCAAACAAAAGACCTTGTTCTCCAGCAAATTCTTGTAAATCTACACCAATTCCCTCTTTAACCAGCTCGTTTATCGCATCTCCTCCTAACCCCGTAAGACTACTTAATCCTCTTCCTGTTGCCGCAGTTGCTTTTCCTAACAGGCTAAGATATTTATCTATACTCTCTTCAGTTACTCCCTCTAAAACTTTTAATTTACCTCTAGAGCTTATAATATCATCACGAACCGCTTTAAATTCTTTACTAGTAAATTCAGAAATACCAGAATCTACGTCTTGTTCTGTGCGTCCTGTGATTGTAATTTGAGCGTCATCAGGAAGTATAATAGGCTGTCCTGTTTCACTAAAAGATTTGCCTTGTTCGTTAAACCCAACCATTTGAGTTTGTGTCTTACCTTCGGCATCTGTGTAGGTTATATTTTTAAAGGTTATCTTGTCTTTTTCTTCTTTCTTTATAAACTTATCTATGTTTCCTGCGTTTATAGCGCCAGACATTACTGCTGGGCGTAAGCTGCCTCCTTTAACACCGTACTCTAGTTCTAAAAAATCTGCTAAAGAACTTCTTTCAGCTTTTAACGACTCTGTTGTTTTTTGTAATCTATCTTCTTCTCGCAACTGCTGAACCTGCGCCGCAGTCTGTGCAGCCGCCGCTGTATTACCTTGTACCTGCTGTACTCTAGCCAGCTTAGTTAGGTCTGCTATACGAGTAGCGGTGTCTTTAGCAGTGCCGTCAGTTGTAGGGCTGCTTAGTTCAAACATAGCACCCTGTATCCTCTCCTGCGTAGAAGGCTCACCACCACGCGCTAAGCGGCCTAGACCTTGCTGTAGACCTCTGCCTCTAGCTGCCATAAACTCGCCATAAAAGTTAGGAGAGCCAGGCACAGCTTGTTGTACAGGCTGCTGTGTGCTTCCTACGCCTGTTAAAAGACCTTGCTGTAATAGTTGCCCTATATTTGTAGCCATTTCTTGCTCCTTACCCGAAGATTGCTGAGTATATGCCGCCTAAGTTGTCAAACAACCCACCAGCTTCGCCTAATTTAAGTCCTAGCTCTTTAGCCTGTATCTGTTCAGCATATGTAGGCTGCTGACCCAGTAGACCGCCTAGTAGTTGCTGCTGTTGAGCAAGGCGTAGCTGGTTAGCTAAGTTCTCGTAGTTCAAGCCAGTCTCTAAACCAACTCTACCTACCTGAGACTGTAGCTCAGCACCAGTCCTACGTCCAACGTCAGCAAAGCCAGCAGGTACTCGACTAGTCTCCAAAAGACCTAGTGCTTCTCTCTGTGGCTGATAACCAGCACTTAGTAGTCCTGTAGCGCCTGCTAGAGCTTGTTGCTGCTCTGCTAGTGCTTGCTCCCTAGCGCCTAAACTAGCTAGTCCCATAGCTTCTTGACGCGCAGTCTCTTGTGCCAGCAGCTCAGGAGAAGAACCACCGTAAGCAGCAGAGCCTAAGCCTAGACGACCTTGTGACAGCAGACGCTCTTCTAATGCTAGACGCTGACGCTCTTCTTCAGGACGCTGTGTAGCCCTTATTTGCTCGTATATAGCCGCTTGCTGCGCTGCTGGGTCTTGACCTACCTGTCCAAATAAACCCGCTGCTTGGCCCTGTAGCTGAGCCTGTAGAGCCTGTTGCTCTGGAGACAGTTCTATAGCAAAGCCACCAGAAGGGTCTGTAGTTATACCAGCCAAGCCGCTTGTAACAGTGTAAGGCTTAAACTCTGCACCTGCACGGCCCTGCTCTGCTAAAGCTGTTGCTCTTTCTTGAGCTTGACGGCCTAGTGCTTGTACGTCTCCTATGGCTTCTTTGCCTAAGAAGTATTCACCGCCTGTGCGCAGTGCTTGGTTAACACCAGTATTTCCTAAGAAATCAAATATACCGCCAAAAATACTTTCTGCTGCTTGAGGTATAACACCTGCTGAAGCTATCTGAGCATCCATAGACGCTGTGTCTAAAGGCGGTACAAAACCTGTTAAAGCATTAGAGGGCTGAGATATAAAAGGATTAGCATCGGGTATGTAGTTCCCGTCCATGTCAATAGCCATTAGTAAGAACCTCCAGTAATTGTGTCAGCCGTCAATGTGCCTGTCACGTTTACGGTAGCGGCTGTTACAGTACCAGTAAATGTAGGATCAGCAGAGTCAGCCTTAGTAGCACTAGCTGTCGCTATGTTGTTAAACTCAGTGTCGATCTCTGTACCTCTCACAATCTTCGCAGCATTGCCTGAAGGGAGAGAATCCTTTGTAGCAAAGTTAGTTGTCTTAGTGTAATTAGACATTTAGATAAGTCTCCCTAGTAGAGCATGTATGTCGATTTTTTGAATTGAGAATGGAGCGCCGTTGACTTCTGCTTCTAAGCCAATGGTTACTACCTCACCACTGCCGCTGGTGTTAACCTTTGGAGTGTTGATGAGAATAGAAGAGGTGTACTCGCCTGTGGTGTTGTACTCAGCTATACCATACTCAGCAATGTTAGCAGAGCCAAATGTAAAGGCTTGCTTAGTATAGTTAGCTGTGTAGTCATAGCCCCAATTAAGTGTAGTAGGCGTGTTCTGACCACCAATGATAGTCAAGTTAAACTTCTTTAGGAACTTCAGATTAGAAGTGTTACCAAAGTCCATAGGGTTACTGAAGTAGCGCATCTCGTACTTGTCAGCACCGTCCATGTAGCCTGAGTACTTAACAACGCCTGAAGAGATGCCTATATATATGTCACCACCCTCTAGCGCAGCAAACGACAAAGGATACATACCAGACCACGTAGTAGCACGATTAGAGCCATCCTCTAAAGACCTACGCATGTCAAAGCAGTACACAGTGTTGCTGTCAGGTAGTGTTAACAGGTAGAACGCTTCTTCAGAGCTGTACAGTGACTTGATGGGGTTAGTCTGAAGCTGCACCAAGTTTATTAAGTCAGTACGTACATTCTTGCTGATGTCACGCATAGGCATGGACTTCTCTTGTATAGTCCTACCAAAGCTACGTACACCTGTCTCAGACAAGAACAGTATATCAGTGCCTGTGTGCTGTACTGAGTCACGAGCTATGCAGCCAACGCCTTCTATGGTGTCTTTAAGCGTCATAGAGGCTGGAGAAGAGGCTCCTGAGTACACCAGTATAGACTTCTTGCCAAAGATGATTAGAAAGCCATTGTGAGCCGCTAGAGCCGTTATCTCGTCAAAGCCTGTAGGCCATACAGTAGTAACGTCTAACGAGCCTGATGTGCCTCCTGTCCAGTGATGGCCATTTAGTAGGTCAGACCAGTAGACAGTGTGCTTGTTACCTGTAATGTCTGCTGCCCAAAGACGTCCGTATGCTGCTAAAACTTCGTTAGCCTCTGGTGGTGTACCTGTTGCGTGACTGTGTGCTGAGTGTTCTTCCAGTACAAACGTACCATCGTGGTCTGTGCCTAGTACATATTCGTGATCTCTTTGGAATAAGTAGACATGGTTGTTTAAAGTAACAGCTTTCCAGTTATTAGCTGTAGGCGTGTACCCTGTTGGTGTAGCGTCCGTTAACGTGGTAGTGCCTGTAAAGATTTTATTGTTACCTGCTGACAGTATCACTTTATCGCCAGAGTTATCAATGTACTCGTATACAGTCTCTATACCACGGCTAGTACCTAGTACAGAAGAGCCGTTAGTAGAAACCTCTACCCAGCCCTTACGTGCACCAATACGGCCTAGCTGATCAATAACACAGTTGTCTGCAACAGCGGCAAACGAAGGATCAACACCAATGGGTGAGTCCTGTGTGTTTAGACCAAAAAAGCCTGGAGCAGCTACTGTAATGTTCTGTAATTGTTTGGCCATTAAGAATACCAGATAGTTTCTTCAGGATGTTGTGACGCATCTATAGCAATAGCATCAGACAATGTTCTGTCAGCCAGAGCAAACAACTCTGCTGCACTTGTACCGCCAGTCTCTCCACGCTCTCTAGCACCCAGTGCTGTAGCAATCTGCACTACAGGTGACGAAGGTACTGCCAGAGTCTCTGTGTCTTCTGTGAAGTCTGCTGTACGTAGCACCACGTTAAAGCGTAGCTGATACACACCGTCAGGCTTAGGGTAGATGTCCACAGCGTTGTCACCAGCAGCGTTAACACCGTTGAAGCTGTAAAACTGTGGAGAACCTAGAGGCGGTGTCTCAATCAAGAAAGCGTTGTCCATCCAGCGAGAAGGACGGTACTGCATGAAGAAGTCTGAGGTGTCGTTAATAACGTCCAGCAGCTTCATCCTGTTCTGTGAACCAGTCAACACATAGTTAAAGGTTGTGTCGTCTGTGGTTACAGTCAGTGTAGTACGCAGAGCTGTCCAGTCGTAGGAGTCTTCTACAGAGCGTTTAGCGTCATTAACAAACTCTCCAATAAGTTTAGAGTAGCTGTTCTGAGAAACTGATGTTACTTCGTCTTCTCTGAGTCTACGTAATACGCTGTTTACGAGTTGTAAGTATGTCATTACAATGAAACCTTCTGTGAGTCTAGCCACTGCTGTAGCATTTCTTCTTGAGTTAGTTGTCGTGGTGGTAAGTTAATCTGTAAGCCACTATCGTTTGTTAGCATACGAGGCTGTGTAAACTGTTCTAAAGGACTCTGCTGCTCGTACTGGTAGGGCATAAGCTCTGGCGCAGGAAGAAGGCTAAAAGGTACTAGCTCTTGTGTAGAACCTACTTGTGTTTCTAGCTTCAGCATGTCACCGAAAAGAGAGTCTGTGGTGCGTGTCTTACTAGGCGCTGTTAGACCTGTTCCTATATCGTTGCCTGTGCCTCTTCCAGAACCATCACCAGTACCATCGCCAGTTCCAGTGCCATCGCCAGTGCCGTCACCGTCTCCAGTACCTGTAGTTCCTGTAGTTCCAGTAGTACCAGCAGCGTCTGTAGTTCCTGTAGTTCCGTCAACAGGTGTGGTATCAGAGGGAGTTCCTGAAGTAGCGTCAGTAGCAGGAGTTGTTCCTGTTGGTGTAGTAGTGGTTGTAGTAGTTGTGGTTGTGCCAGTATCTACTGTCGTGTCTGTAGGTAGACCTATAGTATCGTCATCTGTTGTTTCTGCAAAAATATCTGAGAAATCTAACAGATCAGTGTCTTCTTCTTCCTCTCCTGTTTCTGTAGCTTCAGCAGCTTCTGCCGCTAACTCTTCTTCGGTAGGGGCTGCTTCTGTTGTTACTGGGCCATAAACATCATCAGCAGGTACATTTCTTCGTAGCTCGTCTACAAAGATACCGCCCATGCGTATGTAATCTTCTAACATACCCTCGCGTACATCAGCATCTGTTTCTGCTAAAACTGCTTCATAAACTTGTCTAAATATTGGGTTCTCTTCTGGAGTGCCCTCGCCTTCCGCAGATACTCCTGCTCCTGCTGAGCCTGAAGCTGCTCCTCCTGCTGCAGATTCGTCTTCAGTAGGTAGCTTTACGTCTACTTCTATAGGATCAGCAGTAATATCTACCTCTTCAAACTCTGGGTCTACTTCTTCCTCAACCTCAGTAATCCCTGGAGTAATGCCTGTAACATCTACTACTTCTCCGTCACCATCAGTAACAGTAACTTCAGTCTGTCTTTTAGCTTCTGCTTCAGCGGCTAACCTGTCTGCTTCAGCTTGCTCTGCTGCTATACGAGCTTCTTCAGCAACTCTAGCAGCCTCTGCTCTACGTTGAGCCTCTGCTGCCGCTGCTGCTTGTCTTTCAGCTTCAGCTTGTGCTGCTCTCTCAGCAGCTATTCTAGCTTGTTCAGCAACTCTAGCCGCTTCAGCTTGCTCGTCAGCTATCTGCTGTTGACGTTGGCGCTCTGCTTCAGCTTCTTTAGCAAGCCTCTCTTGTTCTAGGGCTGCTGCTGCATCTGCTTCTTCCTGAGCTGCTCTTTCTGCTGCTATACGATCTCTCTCAGCTTGCTCTGCTGCTGCCTGTGCTGCTGCTCTAGCGGCCTCTGCTGCTGCTTGCTCTTCGGCTCTAAGTCTAGCCTCTTCTTCTGCTTCTCTCTGAGCATCTAAAACTGCTTGAGCTTCTTCAGCATCTATACGTGCTTGTTCATCTATTTCTTCTTGGAACTTAACTTCGTCAAACAATACATTACTTAAATCAACAACATCTGAAAGATTATCAAATGTTTCTACAGCGTCTCCTAATGTAGAGGTTAAGTTAGAAACAGTCCCCGCACCTACACCAGCAGCTAGGTCTTCAGCTTCTTTTACGGCGTTAGCTATCTCGCTAGAACTACCAGTAAAAGCATCTGGAGATAAAGAATCAGCAAACTCAGCAATGTCTGCCATGTTAATACCAGCTACTGTACTTCCTCTAGCTGCGTTGTAAGCGGTGTTATATACTGATTCTGCTTGAGCCCCTGTAGTTATTTCTCCAGCAGCTATGGCGGCTTCTACAGCAGCGTCTGCCGTTGCTGCGGCTTGTGTAGCTGTCTGTGCGTTAGAAAGTTGTTGAGATAGTTCTAAACCACCTGTAACAATAGATAACCAGTCTGAAAAGTGTAAAGTCTCTCCAGCTAAGCCTCTACCTGCCGCTATAGCAGCTTCTGAGTAACCGTTAGATAAGAAAGCCGCAGCTGCTCTAAACGGAGCAAACCCTAAAGCTCTTTGGAATAAACTATCTTTAGGAGGGTTCTCTACCCAAATCATAGAGTAGGAACCAGGAGGAGCTGTGCCGCCACTAATGTCTACATAGTGTCCCGTTTGAGTTCTTTTGTTTTCTTCTTCATTCCACTCACCAAACTGTGAGTACATGGCTGATGTACCAAAACCCGTATCAGGTGTTTTCATGTACAGTCTAGATGTATCGTAGCCGTAAGGGTAATCTATTTCAAACTCTTTAACTGTATCAACATATAAAGAAGGCTGCTCAGACTTAATTTTATCTTTAAAAGGATCAGCGGCTGCGGTGTCATAAGCATATCCTTCAGCCCCTGTGCCTGAACCGTAGTCTCTAAACTCTCCTATAAACTGGTCTTCTTCTTCTTCGGCTTCTCTTTGATATTTATCTAAACTTTCTTGATATGCTGTATCATATTCTTCTGAAGAAGTATAACCACTAAACCAGTCTGCCATGTTAAAATCAGCATTTGAAGTAGAGGATGTAGTATCTGAAGTAGGGGAGCGTGTAGTTGTAGAAGCAGCTGTAGTAGTAGTGTCTTCAAACGGATCAGCAGCAGTATCAAAAGAGCTGTCTAAAGAAACCACTTCTTCAGCAACGGGACGCTTTTCCTCTCTAACAGGAACGCGAGTACGACCAGTTTTTACTTTAACGCCTCTTGCCATTATCGTTCTCTCTGTACGCCTTTAGACTTCTCTACTGTGCGCATAGCGCCTAGTCCTAACATACCCATTAACACACTAGTAAGCAGTGAGCTGTCAACAGGAGGAACAGTAAACCATATACCCAGAATAGGGGCTAAGATAGTAGAATATAGAAGAGCTAGTCCACATATCCATCCTATAGCAGGTCGCCAACCCGCTACAAATAAACTCTTATGTGCTGCTTCAGTCTTGTTGACTTCTAATTGACCTTTAGCTAATTCCTGTGCATGTTTCTCTGCCATAGTCGCTAACTCAAACGCTATAGCATTTTTCTTGTCTTTATCCTCTATGACTTTATCTAAGAGGCTAGTAACAGGTGCTATCAAGGAACTCAATATAGACATATATTATACACTATTTTTAGTTATTTGTCAAGTGGTTTGTTCTTGCCCAGGATACCCTGCACAGTATCTGACTCATATATCCTAATACCTAGCCACACAATAGTCAGCAAAGACGCTGTAGGTGGTAGCCAAGCTGCTAGTGACATCACCGCTGTAGATGCAGCAGCAACGTCTAGCATGTCTTTAGTAGACTCTTCCATTACCATGATAACGTCCTTGTTTACTGTTTAGCTTTGTTGTTTAAGAAAGCAAACTGCTCTAAGACTTTGTAAGCCTTAGCAACAAACTCGTCATCCTTCGGAGTCTCTGTGTAGTTACATATAACACTGGCGACAGTGACCAGTGAAGTAGCAAGCACGTACATGTCAAGTAAGTATTCCATTAAACTATTCCTGTGTTAAATAACCAGTATGTGCCAAAGAACGCAGCAATAACTACTATAGCAGCTCCTACGTTCTTAATTGCGTCACCTATCTGACGTTGTTTCTTGAGCTTCGCCAGCCTAGCCTTCTCCAGCTTGTGCTTGTGATCCAGTATAGACTTGTTCTGGATCATCAGCATGTCACGCCAAACGTGCTTAGGCGTTATCTTCTTCAGCTCCTTCTCCTGCTCTCGTATGGCGTTTTTAGCCCATGCAAGCTCCAGAGCCTCTTCTTGCGTTAGTACATGATCGCCTGCCTTAGTAGCCTCTTCAATGCTCTCTACAGCTACCTTGCTGTCAGTGAGGCTAGTAAATAATCCCGACAGACCTGACAAGTGATCCCCAGACTCTTTAACGGTAGCAATGCCATCGTTAAGAGCCTTGAGGATACCTACAACTGCGGAGATTTCTGCAATCATTACCAAGGAGTTCCTGTAGCTACCGCAGGAGCTTTGCTGTCTGCAATCTGTGCAGCGATAGAATCTTCCAGAGCTGTTACTGCTTCTTCGCCCATGCTGTCCTTCACCCAGCCAATAGCCTGAGTTTCTGTGATGTCTGCATAGGCTGTGTAGCCGTCAGCAGAGCTGTCAGGCGTAAAGCCACAAGTGCCATAAGAGCTACCTGAGTGAGTTACTGCGTCGTCACCAGTACCTACTACTTCGCTGTCTGATGCGCGCCAGTGTGCTACAACTACACCGTCATCTGATGTGTTGCGTTCTAGTGTTGAGATTGTCCAAGTTACTGCCATTGTTTTATTCCTCTAGTGCCGCTATGCGGGCTGTTAGTGATTCAATTAAAGTTTGTTGCTCTTGTATTGCTTTGACTAGAGTTGGAATCAAGTCTTGGCTTACAGATTTATAGGGTTCCTCTCCTTCGGGTGCTGGGTCTTTCCACTCGCCAATTAAGTCTGGGAAAACTTCCTCAAACTCTTGGGCAATAAATCCGCGAGCATCTTTGATGTCAGAGCCTTTGCCTTCTTTCCAGTCAAACTTTCGTGGCTTAAGTTGCATAACCTTTGACAAGCCATCATCTAAGTCACGGATGTTTTCTTTAAACCTTTGGTCTGATAAAGATTGAATACTTGTGTAAATAGCGGCAATTTGCCCGTTGGCGTTAACCCAGAACTTATAATTATTGCTTGCAGTGCTGTAATAAGAAAAAGCGTCTCCTCCGCCAGTGCTGCTGTTATTAACAACCATCACTGACCCCCATTCTTTTATTTTTGTCCCTATGCCCACACTCTGACTACTGTTGCTAGTACCCACCAACAGGTTGCCTGATGCGTCTATGCGCATACGTTCGTTATTATCTGTGTAAACAGCCAAAGAATCGTTAGCGTTGTTGTATGTAAGCCTTCCTCTTGTAGCTACTGAATCGCCTAAATAAAGACTAGCTGAGTTACTGTCTCCAGACGTTACTGATAAAACAGTATCGCCACTGTCAGATATTTGAGTCTTATATGCAGGCGAGCTAGTACCAATACCCACACTTGTACCAAAGTAACCAGTGCCAGATAGGTAGAGGTCTTTGAAGCGTACTGCTTGGTCACCTATATCGTATGTAGCATCTGAGTTGGCTCCCGCAGTAGTTATTGGAATTAACCCAGAACCGCTTACGCGCAGACCTTTGCTAGAACCAATAAGATACGCTGTGCCGCCTTTAGCACCAATACTACCTACGGTTGTGCCGTCTTTTGCAAAGTCAACAATAGAGCCATCACTGCTGTTACGCCTAAAATAATGTCCTTCGTTATTAACTGAAGTGACTAATCGTCCAGTGCTAAATATACGACCACCTGCAACTGATGCCGATGTAGAAGTAGTACCCACCAACAGGTTGCCTGCGTTGTCTAAGCGCATCTTTTCAAAGTTGTCGCAGTGAAAATAGTGTTCTCTTGCATAGTATCTTAAATTATCGTAACTATTAGCTACCCTGTCATATACTTGCATATATGAAGTTCCGTCTGATATCCCATCAGGGCTAAACTCAAAGCCAGAAGAACCATTAGATACATGAAGTTTAGCTGCTGGACTGCTAGTACCAATACCAACATTCCCTGATGCGTCTATGCGCATGCGTTCTGAGCCGCCAACAGCAAAACCTAAGTCAGCATTAGCAATGTTAAACATCCCTGTATCTGTATCGTCAGAAAAACTATAAGCTGGTGCAGAGGCAGTCCCTCTTTCTCCTTTTATAACTCCACCAACTTTAACTAAATTGCCTGATGAATCTATGCGCATGCGTTCTGCTGATGCAGTAACGTCATAGATGTTTAAGGAACCGTCAGTCCTGCTTCCGATTAAGTATTCTCTACCACTGCCGCCGCTTGACTCAAGGATTATGTCAGCAGTGTCAGATGCTTTTTTAAGATGCAAGAGACCGCTAGGGCTGCTTTCACCAATACCCACGTTGCCAGATGAGTCTATGCGTAGGCGTTCTGTTGCAGCCGTATACATAGCCATGTAGTCGCCATTGTGGTTATACACTAGCTGACCACGATAAGCCTCACTGCCCGAAGTTCCATCTGCAAAGTGAATAGAGCCTGCTGTAGAGGTGCTAGAGTAAAGCGTTATACCCTGTCCAGTAGAGCCACTACCCACAACTAATTGATTAGCCCCTGCATTCATGCTAGATGCAACAGTGTTACCAATACCCACGTTCCCTGATGAGTCGATACGCATGCGTTCAGTGTTAGAAGCCCTGAGTATCAGAGCATTCGCAGAGTTGTCATAACGTATGCCGCCGTCGGCTAGATTAGTTGAGTTGCCTAAATTTAATGCGGCTACTGAAGCTGCGCCTGCGGTAACAGCTGCTACTGTGTCGCCACTACTACTTAGATGGAAGGGGTAGCTAGGCGAGCTAGTACCAATACCCACGCCATCGGAAATCATGTTGCCAGTAACGTCTATGCCTGTGGAGGTGGTGGCTAGCTTGGCTGATCCGTTATAATTAGCTGTAAAGTTGTATGGGTTAGTACCAAGCTCTACAATAGCACCGCCATTGTCTTCAGTAAATAGTCGTTTGTCAGTTACGTTGACCGCCAGTTCACCCTGTACAAGATCACTTGCTGTTGGAACGGCAGAAGCAGTAGAGCTGTTCTTTGTTACAATTTTTGTTGCCATAGTTATATACCCTTAGTATGTGCCGCCGTTCAGCGTACCAGTAGTCATGTTGTCTGCGTTAAGTGTTGAGTTAGATTGTAAAGCTGTGTCAGCCTTCGCGCCTTGTGCTGCTGTAGCGTAGTCCGTAGCCGCTGTAGTAGCTGCTGTGCCTAGTCCTAGATTAGTTCTAGCAGCGGATGCACTAGCCAAGTCAGACAGGTTGTTAGCCTTCAGAGCTGCTGTAGACAACTCCGCTGCTGCCGCTGTAGCACTGTTGGCTGCTGAGGTTGAACTGCTTGCCGCTGCTGTGGCACTAGAGGCTGCTGCTGTAGCACTAGCTGCTGCATTGGTCTCAGCAGTCTCAGCGTTAGTCTCAGCAGTCTCTGCATTGGTCTGTGCCGTCTGTGCTGCTGTGGCGCTAGTAGCTGCATTGGTAGCCTGTGTAGACGCTGTAGACGCGCTTGTGGCTGCGTTGGTAGCACTTGTAGCTGCCTCACTAGCTTTAGTGGTAGCGGTTGTAGCTGACCCTGCTGCCGCTGTGGCGCTTGATGCTGCGTTAGTCTCGCTAGTGGCTGCATTGGTTGCGCTGGTGCTTGCCTCTGATGCCTTGGTAGTTGCAGTGCTTGCGGAGGTTGCTGCATTGCTTGCAGAGGTACTAGCCTCAGACGCTTTAGTTGTTGCTGTAGTGGCGCTAGAGGCTGCACTAGTAGCAGAGCTTGCTGCATTAGTAGCACTAGTCGCTGCTTCGCTGGCCTTGGTAGTAGCTGTGGATGCGCTAGTAGCTGCATTGGTAGCTGACGTAGCTGCTTCACTAGCCTTTGTAGTGGCGGTAGTAGCACTGGTGGCTGCGTTGGTTGCTGAGGTGGCCGCTGCACTAGCATCCGCAGATACAGAGGACTCTGAAGCAGCCGCAGCAGTGGCACTTGCAGCAGCATTGGTAGCTGAGGTAGCTGCACCTGTAGCTGATGCCGCTGAAGCAGTAGCTGAGTCACTAGCAGCAGTGGCTGAAGAGGAAGCATTAGAGGCCGATGTAGCAGCATTGCTTTCGGAGGTTGAGGCATTGCTGGCGCTAGTCGAAGCCTCTGATGCTTTAGTCGTTGCCGTAGAAGCACTGTTAGACGCACTGGTTGCGCTTGTAGCGGCTTCTGAGGCTTTAGTAGTAGCAGTGGTAGCACTAGCAGCGGAAGCCGTCTCAGAGGCTCCTGAGGCTGTCTCAGAGGCACTGGCTGCTGTAGCACTAGTAGCAGCACCTGTAGCACTAGTGGCTGCATTGGTCTCTGAGGATGCTGCGGCAGTTGCTGAGTTCTCTGCTGCTGTTGCGTAGGCTGCAACACCTGTGGCGCTGTTAGCTGCATCAGTAGCAGATGTGCTTGCTTCAGCCGCTTTAGTTGTAGCAGTAGTTGCAGAGTTAGCTGCCTCTACAGCACTAGCAGCTGCATCACTTGCTTTCGTAGTAGCTATGTTAGCTTGGGCTGTAACAGCAGATATGGTAGCGTCCGTATTGGAATCGCCTGCACCACCGTCACCTCTAAATATAGCCATTATAGCTCCTACGAAAACAAGAGAGAAAAAAAGAAAAGGGAAAGGGGACTCCGAAGAATCCCCTTAGTTGTACTAGCTTATAGAACAGCCAGTACGAAGCCTGCTTCTGGACGCATTACTTGACAACCGTAAAGCGTATCAGCAGTGTATAGAGTACCCAGGAACTCCTGCTTGTACTGAGTCTGAGAACGTACAGCCTGCTGCTCTGCAAGAACATTGGTGTCCTTGTGGATCAGCTGAGCGCCACGAACGCCTGACTCAAGAGTAGGTACGTTAGTAGAAACGAATACGTCTACGCCGTACAGGTTACCAATCTTGCCAGTCTCTACGCTCTTGCCATTAACAAAGTCAGTAGAGGTGTAGCGATCAATACCCATGATAGCGTTACGCAGTGAAGGAGGAACAACGAAGCTACGACCGTCCATAGGAACGTCAGCGTCATCCATCTTCTGGATCAGACCACGGAATACTGCATCGCTGAAAGCGCCAATGTCAGCAGTACCGTCAGCGTCATAGGCTTCCAAAGCACCAGAAGTAGTGTTGATCTGGAAAGAAGCACTGGTGACCCAAGAAGAACCGTCGCCGTCGCCGAAAGACTTACCCAGAGTAAACAGATCGTCGTCTACCTGCTTAGCCAGACCATAACCAGCGTCGCCAGTGTAGAACTGACGCAGAGAAGCCAGAGCCTGTACTTCGGTGATGTCTTCAATCAGACGAGAGAACTCAAAGTGCTTGTTGATGTTAATCAGAACTTCTGACTCAACAGAGTTCTGGATAGTTACGGCAGTCTCTGCAACTTTAGCGTGAGCTGAACCACGAGTAGGCTTAGGTACGTGGATGGTGTCGCCTTTCTTACCAGTCATGCTCATCTTCTTGACGAGGTTAGCTAGTACGAGGTTGCTCTTGTATGCAGCAATTACTTCGTCACTCCAGATTTCTGGGATAAACTTAGCTGCGCTAGTGTTGTCTACTGCTCCGCCCATATTGGGATATACTGATGTAGCCATGATAATACTTCCTTAAAGAGATTTAGTTTCTGACTCTCCCTTCTTGGTATGCTTGCATGATCTCGTCAGACAAAGACAAATACCTATCAGGGTCGGTCTGCATTAGTTTAATAATGTCTGAGCGTCTATAAACTTTACGACTTGCTGCTTCACCACTACCTTTAGCATTACCTGCTGAGGCGTTCTTAACTGCGGTTTT